GTTTTACCTGTTGCACCCGTAGCACCCGTTGGACCGGTTCCGCCTGTAGTACCTGTACTACCGGTCGGTCCTACTTCACAACGCAGAATACAATAACGGTATACCGCCGGATTAGTGTTTGCACAGGCTTGCGGATCGTTTAGGCAACTAGTCTGACAAGCGAAGCAATCTGAACCTTGTCCTCCACACCCACCACAAGAAGCAGCACAATAGTCTTGTAGTCCTTGGGCACAAGTGCTCGGATCTGCACAACATGCCAAGCATTGTGAACAGGTATATGTTGGTGTAGCCATTACTTATTCCCCCGACTGTCTAGTTTGTTTAGTATGGTGTGTAGCATGGCTTTCAACTCTTGAACCTCGGTTTTAAGACTATTTATCTCTTCGTCCCTTGCCCTTAAAGCCTTCTTTTTTGCCTTGTAGGCTTCTATTTCATCTTGATTGGTAAAGACCAACGCACTAGTATTCAGGTCTCTGTATATCGCCTCTCCCTTGACCTTTAGGTTCATGTGGCTATTACCTTCATCGAACTGATTAGTGGAACAGGGTGATTTGCATTAGTTTTATCCCCATACATTACCACCTTGATGGCAAAGGTAGAGAATCGTTGATCTTCAGTTAGGGTCAATGTATATCTTATGTCTTGATACTCACCCTCTGCTGTATTCCTTTCGGTCGAAGCAGTCATCTTCTGATAGCCTCTGTTTGAGAAAGTTGTATTTGAATCGGTCTCGTCGGGAAGTGTTTTGGCGAAGACCTCAACTCCCGTGGTTGGTGGATTTGAAATCTTGAGATACACATCCAACTGTGTTGCGGGGTTCTCTAGGTTGATCTTCTTAGTGATATACCTAGATGCCGAACGGACAGAATAAGATACTCCTCTGTTGTTTGGACTTTGTTCCCCGTTTGAATCGGTTGTGCCTACCCTGTTATTGTTTACCTGATCTTCAACTAGCACGATGCATGAACGATCCAAGTCAACTACAGGTGAGACATAATCGTTGGTGCTTGACATATTGAAACGGAGAGTTGTGAAGTTGGCTGTTGGGTCTACAGAATCAGCCTTTGCTCTCTTGAGATTCTTTCCAACTACTATATCGGTATCGGTTCCCAAAACCCCCTGACCGTATTCCTGAACTGTTATTGTTGTTCCGGGAGGGGTCATGGTTGGGACTTCAACTCTGACAATACTTGGGTTTACGCTTGCACCGTAGTAACTTGTTGGCACATTCTTGGTTTGGATAATAGATGCGGTACTACGGTCAAACTTGCAGAAGTTCACGACAAACTTCAGGTCTTCTCTGGTTTCCTTCAACAGCGTGTTCTGTGACTGTGCTGTGAACAAAGAGCGTACATATGGCTGCTTCGTTACAGAAAGAACAGGGTCAGATTCGCTTTCCTGATATTGAGTTTGATTTAGTATTGCTGAGTGTAGAGAGAACTTGTCGCTCGTAGTTCTCAAACTGAAGCAGTATTCGACTCCCGGATTCAAGTAAATCGGAGAGCCAAATTTAAACCTAGTTGAAGATGATGCATCATCGCTTACCGAAATTCCACTTGAGAACACCGTCGAAACTCCTGTTGGAAGAGTCTTGGATGGGTGTGGGAATCCGTTTAGCATGTTCTTTAGTTCTAGAGTGACAGGTACATTTGCCGAATCCTTGCTCTTGAACCACAAATCTACGCTACTGACGAACACACCATATGGGTAGATTACAGGATCAACAAAGAAGGACTGTGATAGTGGCTCAACAATGCCCCTAGATGCTGCGGTTGTGCTTGTTTCCTTGGCAAAGATGTCGTTCACTATCGTACTTGAACTTGGAGAAGCCCTCTTGATAATTGGCTTTCGGGTGCTTACGGTTTCTGTTTCCTTGATACCGTAACTACCCTCAATCGGGAATATCTTCTCTGCTACTGTAGTTGTAGTTGTGATATCGTTTGTGTTACTGTCACAGAAACGAATCAGTCTTGCTCCGGTCTTGAGGTTGCCTGTTTGATTCAACGAGATTGCATATCCAGAAGAATTTGCGGTAATACCACCAAATGATCCCTTGCTATCAGTCATTATGTAACCTGTAGTCCCCGTGCCTGATGGTCCGGTTATTGATTGGATAGTAGTTAGTATTGATGCAGGAGTAGTTGAGTCATCAATGAATGCGTACAACTTGGTGTTTGGCTTTAGACCATCGCCGCGAACCATAACATCAATATTTCTTGCATAGAATTCGACATCGCTATTAGTCTTCTCTGATGACTTGTTCATCACGATTGACTCAGGTGAGGCATTTCTATCCAAGATGCTATTCTTGAAGGCATTCATGTTTGCTGATACAGACATGTCTTCAATAGTCTTGTTGAAGATTTGGTTATTGGTTTCGTCAAAGTTACTCTTGCCGAACCACATTGTTTCCCAATCGTTCCATTGAGTACCGAATCCTGTGCCCTCGCCCGCGCCCGTGCCTCCCTCCGCTCCCGCGCCCCCGCGCACGGAGAATGCCCAGTTGTCCTTTTCACCTCTCGGATTGACTCTTACAGAAGGTCTCTGTGTATCGGCAAACCAGAAATCTGAATCGGGGTTTGTGAATAGAGTACCTGTATAGTTGATGATACCGAATGGATTCAACTGTCTTGAGGTTGATGCTTGAATCTGCACGACTCCAGCAACCCCTGTGTAGCCCATCGTGAACAAGCGATTTCCTGTTATTGACAAGGGTATAGATGCGGGGCTATAGTTATACTGTGATGGAGTTGCGTTTGAATCCAACGAAAGTCTGTAAACCTTCGTTTTGAATGCGGGACGAAGCAACGAACCTTCAGGGTCTACTGCTGCGTTGTACATAGTGTCCTTCACATCTCCAACATTGTGACCACGGAAGGTATCGACCAAGATACCCTTCTTCGGTACTTCAACGCCATCCGTATCAACGATAGCAGTATTCTTGGCTTCTTGTTCTAGAAGACTCATTGTGGTGTAGTACTCCACGGAGTCGATTCTTCTTTCCAAGTTACCAATATCCTGCATAGTGTAACGCTTGTTCTTGATTGCGCGAATGGATACATCATCCTTGCTGTATGCATACGGCGGCAAGGATAGAGTGTATAGAGTCATAGCATTTGGCTGATCGGGAGGTACTGCACCTTCCAATGAAGGAAGACCCGATACTATCTTAAATGTCTTGTCTCTTGTAAGTACCAACTTATCTGTTCTTGGGAGATACCTATCAACAGATACTAATCCCGTAGAAGTAGAAACCGGATAGCAGAACGGACTAAATGTTCCATCGGTCTGTCTATCAGGTCTAAAATCAAACAAATCAGACAGACGATAGGTGTTTCCTGTGTCTGGACTTGTGTACACAGGGATGTCTCCAAAGGCAACTCCCGAATACGAATCTACTGTGAACGGTCCTGCTGCTCCAGCCACACCTGTTCTATCGAATCTTCGAATAGTTACGCTAAGTGTTCCTGTCAAGCCTGCTGTAGAACCCGAACTAAATCCGGGAGCGAACACAAGGCGTGACCAATCATAATAGTTGTCGCGGTTACCTGTATCAAGCACAAAATATGAGTTGAATGACTGACCACCTGCTCCTGTAATTGCACTAATCTCAAAGACATCAATCTTCTTGTTCAGTAGACGATATTCTGCTCCGTTCGTTGCTCCTGTTGGTCCTACATCAGTTAGTGTAGAACCTGTTACAGAAAGTGTTTCTTGAACTACGGTCTTTCCTCTTCGGACATAAGACCCGCTGTTGTATAGAAGTCTCGCCTCGCCAATAACTGTTCCTGTTGCTCCGTTAGGACCATTGGTTACTACAAGAGTATTTGCCGCTGCACCTGTAGTTGCACTAGCAGATACCGAATCGCCGTTTTCGTTGATTACGATGAAGGTGTTATCGGGGGCATTAACCAACGAACCATAGTCAAACTTCGCCAAGTTTACATCAGTACCCAAGCCAATATCGTTTGTTGAGATTGATGCTGAACCTGTTGCAGAGAAACTTACCTTCTTTGCAAATCTTACCTTATAGTCTGCTTCTGTTACAGTCTTTATTCCTTTTCCTGCGGATAGGGGGAAGAGAAGGGTGTTTGTGAAGTCTTCAAGTTCTGCGCCACCTGTTGGGCTATAGAAGTCCACTAACTGCTGTCCTGCTCCTGTTTTACCAGCAACAAACAGACTCTTTACATCTGAGAACTTGGAACCAGAACTCAACGACACATCAAATAGATCTACTCTCCAGTTCTTGTCACCATTCCCACCAACATATTGGATTCCTCTAACCTTTGCTGTTCCTACTTGAGCAAACCCTGATGCTCCTGTCATTCCTCTGCTTGAAGAGAGATACGCTGTTGGCATGGTTGCTAAATCAAAGCCAGTAAATCCATTGCTCGGGAAAGCGTTTCCTGTTAGGCTAGATAGCACATAAGGACCAACCACAGATTGAATGTTTGCATCTTCTATGTTCTTGGTTGTTCTTGTCTTGGGTAGATCAAGACGGGTGTTTCCTATAGTCTCAAACTCGTATCCAAAGACATATGCTTTGCCGGGGCTTACAACGAGAGAGAATGTTGCTCCCGTTGAACCATAAACACTATCTGTTACGGTGATTTGGAATGGCTCAACAGTATAGTTGCCAGACTCATCATATGTTCTTCTTGCTAGCGTGTCTCCAAGCACCGAGTAGTCGGGGTACTGTTCTCTCTTGATGACATTACCGTTTACAATACGAATGAATTCTATGAAGTTCTCACGGGAGAAGTTGTCAGTTGTGACCGTACTCAAATCTTCTGTGGCTGAGTAACCGTACTGTGTAAGTGGTAGGTCAATCTTGAAGCGATCTGCTCCGGGTGCTGCATAGTTGTAGAATCCGTATGAAGGATCTCTTAGTGTAGTATCATCGCTATCCGTGATTATTTGCTTATCTACAGAGAAGCCCACTCTTGTAGTTGGGGTTGCGAATAGTCTTACTTTAGAGCCAGTCGCGCCCGTGAGGGTGTGCGCGGCTATCGTTTGCTTATCGTTAGAAACAAAGAAGCCTTCTATGAATCTGATTCCGGGTGCTACTGAAACCAACAAAGCATCACCTATAGCCTGACCTGTTATTGATCCTGCTGTGATTCCTCCGATGGTGAATGAAAATGATGATGAGTTGGTTGCAGTTCCACCAATAGTATCACCGCCAGCAAAGGCAGTACCGCCTGATGTGTATTCAAAAAATACAACAGGGCGGGTATCTGATGTGCTGTTTGCTAGTGCTGTTTCTGCGTGTAGAATTCTACCACCAGAATAGGACGAAGAAATCTCTCCACCAATTAGGTCTGTGATATCTTGTGTTCCCGTAAGCCCACTAACTCTAGCGAACTTGACTCTATTCTCTACAACCTCACCGCCGTATACCAAAGACCCTTCGTTGAAGATGTTCTTACCAAACTTCTCAATCTGATTTTGAAGTATGGTCTGTAGTTGCGTAAGTTCTCGGGCTTGAACCGCATAACCGGGGCGGAACAGCATACGCAAGAACTTCTTGTCCTCGCTGTAATCGTCGTAGTAAGGGTCTACATTGAAGAGTAATGGGTCGTAGGACATTCGTTTACCTCAGAATTGGAAGAGGACTTTTATCTCTTCCCGTTGCTCTATGTTTCTGGTAATTGGTTGTGTGTTTTGTATGTAGGTCAGTTCGCCCGATCTATACTTCAGTTCACCTTCGTGGGTTATCGCCTCTATTTGGCATTGGGCGGTTTCGTCTTTGTTGTCCGTGAATGTGATTAGGCTATCTTCACTAAAGATTCCTTGTGTCCCGCACAGTCTCAAGGTTCCGCTTGTAGCACCATCTACGGCAGTCCATTCAAGTACCAATCCTGAACCCTCTGCGGTTAGACCTGCGTAACTCTTTACCAATGAGTCTTGTTCGAAAGACTGGACCCCGAATGGGTTGGATAGAGAAGTAGAAACTGTAACTGTTGTTGTTTGATCGTATAGGGTTGGTGAATTTTTGGCTATCTCGCCTATTTCCACTACAACCGCTGTTCCTGTATTGTGGGCAGGTCTTCCTGCTGTTGCTCCAGTCGAACCGTATCTTGCAGGAATACTTGGGCGAAGATAGTAATCAACCTCTACCAATTTTTCAAATCTTGTGGGTAAGCCTGATGGTTCCTCCACATACAGAGTTGCTGATGTGTTAGTTCCAACTGTGGGTTCCCAAGAGTAAATTGATCCTGTAAAATGTGAGTTATGAACATTTCTTTCCAAGTTACCGATACTTGCAACATACATTCCCCGATGAAAATCTTCACCGCCTGCAAGGAATACGCCTGCTGTCCCTCCCAACTGCGGGTCATAAACTGTCGCGGGGGTAACCTTAAGGCGAAGAAGTTCTCTGCCTTCTGTTCCTGCTATGGTTCTTTCAGATACATCTACGATATCAAAGTAACCGCTATTTGAGCCTGTTACAGAAGAATAGACTCTTCCTGTAGAAAGGAAGTTACCGCCCGTGACTCCGCTTACTATCAATTCAGATATTCCATACTTGTCAACACCAGACAAGCCTGTTCCTGTTGGACCATTCCTCCAAGATACAATTTTGCCTGTGGCTTGACTGTAGGTTGCTCCTGATATTCCTCCTGTGGTTCCTTGAGTTAGGGTTCCGCCTTCAAGGAAAGAACCAGTTAGACCAATAGCACCGAGTCGTAGTCTTACTTGTTTGTTCTTTAGGAGAGGGTTCTTGAGAATACCAAACTGTCTATAATCGTTTGCGACCGATAGTGTGTTCTTTTCGGTTTGACTAAATTCAACCACGATCATGATTGCTGCTGCTCCCAATTCTGCAACAGCATTTGAGCCGTGTCCACCCGGAGGAGAGAATACAATTTCCGCAGTATCATTCAGAGATCCAACTCCAGTCAATCCTGTGGTGAATGTCAGACCCTTGATTACCTTTAGTTCTGCACGGGTATAATCTCTGCCTCCATCTATGACTTCGTAGGAGTCAACAAATGCTTGGTTATAGACATTCGTAGTATCACATCCTGTTGACCCCGAACTCAGAAGAGGACCAAACTTAAGACCGATGTCTGCTTCACCAAACTTGTTTAGTGTTGTTTCTAGAGGAAAACCATCGCCTTCAATCTGAACATTCGGAACTATGGAGAATTTGCTATCTCCTGACGAGAGACCAACAGTCAAAGGATAATCCAGAGTTACGGTTCCATAGTTTCCTGTGCTTGAGTAAGCATAGGAGTTGATGATTCTTCTTTGCCCTTCACCCGGACCATCGTCTATAGACAAGATAAGGTCATCATAGAACCCATTTACACCAATAAGATAAGGACTGTATAATCTTACAGAGCCAGTATAGCCTGCTGCGTAATCCTGCTGAACAACATTACTGTTATCTGGTCTCAAACAGTTGATGATTGTTAGGTATGGCTTGTATTGTTCTTTGAGACCAACAAACGATATTTGTCCGTTTATTGCGCTCTGTTGAACATTCCATTGGAGAACCCTATCATCTGCGTTCATCTTCAAATACTGAACATACGATACCGGCATGTAGCCCTGAATTATGACTCTCTGATAGGGGGTGGATGATTGTAGGGTTTCGTCGTATACAGTCTTTGTAAGGAACTTTCTCTGATCCTCAGGAATGAGATACATGAACTTCCAACGATAGCCATCAGCCAATTTACGGATTTCGGGATCCGTGTGGGTTGGGGCTACGGTTGATGTAGCCCCATAGTTATTGTCTATACACTTGTACACGCGAGTTTCATCAACAAGAACATAGAACTGTGAGGGATAGTCTTGGTCAAATAATGCCGAGTAATCCCTATATGGCTGATAGACTGCGCCAAGTTTCCAGTCAAACCGAGGTATGACCAACGAGATGTTGTCTTTGCTTATTCTTTTTGCTGCTACAACTCCCTGCCAAAATTCAGTCTCTACCCTATCGCTATCCGCAGGAACAGGCACAGGGCGAGCATAGTTGGTTCCCGACAAACCCGAATCTGTGGTTTCTGTTGGCCACGGGGTCGTTTTGCCGATGGTCAGGAAGTAGTTTTCTGTAGACATCAATTCGATGTCTGCTAGCATTCTTTCTGCAAGATGCCTTCTGTAGTTTTGCCGAATTGGTGAGCAAGATGAAGCCATATACTCTATCTATTCAAGATGTTTTGTTGTAGTTAAAATCCATGACTTTGGTGGCTTCTGGAACGACAACATTTGCCGAGTTGCGGAATACCAACTTTAGTCTAATGAAGTGCCTGTTGCTGTG